GTTTACCTCTCCAAATGACATTTATTTGTCCAAATTAATCTACATTAATTCCTACTAACAATTGGATAGGAGCTTTCAGATGGCAGAGCGTACTCAAGAAGAAATCGCGGCGGAACTGACCGAGGTCGAATCGGCATTGGTTGTCAAAGAGACAGGGGAAGAGGTCATCCAATCCCCCGATCCCGAAACCTTGGCTATTGAAAAAGAGGCTGGCCGCCACGGTTGGGTGCCTAAATCCATGTACAAAGGAGATCCGGCCAAGTGGAAGCCCGCCCAAGAGTATCTCGACGCCGGCCTTCGCTACAACAAGAACATCAAGGCCGAACTCGAAGACCTGAAAACGAAGTACTCCCACCTCGAAAAGACTGGCCAAGCCTTTGCCAAGTATCACGAAGAGGCGATGGCTCGCAAGGATCAGGAACTCAAGGATGCCATCGCCGAGACGACACGAAAGCTTCGCGAAGCCGTTCGTGACGGTGATGATAATCTGGCAGACACTCTCGAAGCTCGAAAGGAACTCCTCCAAGAAGAGCGTGCAGCCCTTAAGAAAGAACCCCCTGCCGAACCTCCGAAACCCACCGTCCAGGAACCTTCTGGTGTCAATCCTGTGGTCAAAGATTGGATCGAAGATGGCAATGAGTGGTTCGACACTGATCCTGAACTTCGTGCTTATGCCCTTGAGGTCGGCAAGCAGCTCCGTGCCAACGGTGAAACCGCCATGGGCCGCAAAATGCTCGATATGGTAGCCGCTCAGGTTCGGGAAGACTTCCCCCGTCGATTCAAGAAACAACAAACCACGAGGCAATCACAAGTGGAAACCTCTGACACCACTGGCGGCACCGTCGCGTCCTACAGTATTCATGACCTGCCTGCCGAAGACTTGGCTCTGATGAAAGAATTCATTGCAAAGGGCTGGACCACCAAGGAAAAATTCTTGAAGAACTACTTTGAGACGGGCAAAAAGGTTCACAAAACCTCCCGTTAACCCGTTGCCTTCCCCTCCCCCTATTCTTTGAGGTACACTCCATGGCATCAATTGAGCAAAAGAAAACGGCAGCCTTCGCCAGCGTCCCCGAAACCGATCGTAGCCGACTCATTGCGGCACGTCGCCACGGGCAGACAGTCTCTCGCGACACCGCCACGCGCGAACGCGAATCGGACCTCGGCGGCTTGCGGCTGCAACTCACTGTCCACGGTGAAATCCCCGGCTACCATCTGTATTGGGCCAATGACGAGGATGGCTACGTGGAAAGCCTTCTCATGGATGGATTTGATTTCGTCACGCAAGACGAACTGTACAAGAAAGAGGCCAAGGTGGTCCCTGACCTGGACATTTCCTCGTGCGTGAGCAAGTTTGTGAAGGGCACTCGATCAGACGGCGCAGCCCTCCGCGCTTACCTGATGAAGATCCCCGAAGAGCAGTGGAAAGAACGCGAGAATCGTCGGCACATGGCTGCCGATAAGCGGGATAGAGAGATTCACCGCAAGGCCACCGATCCCAACCGTGCGGACGGTTTCTACAAGCCTGATAGCGTAAACACCACCATCGATACTGGCTATCGCAAGGAATACGGGGTCAAGAACCTCTAAGCCGTTGCAAACGGGTCGCCGTGGTGGGTCAAAACCCCTTTCTTTCAAGGAACCATCATGGCGAACCAAAAAGCGCCCCGTGGCTTCGTACCCTCCCGCTACCGTGATGGCAGCGCATGGAATGGTGCCACAAACATGTATCACATCCCGTCCACCGACACGAACCAGTACAATCCTGGTGATGTGGTGCTGACGGCTGCGACGGGCGCGGATGCCAACGGTATCCCCGACGTCATCAAGAACACCACGGGCACCGGCGTTGTGCGCGGCGTGGTTGTGGGCTGTCTGCTGGCCAACCCCCGCCAACCGTCGATTCAGGGCACCAACCTCGACCTGACGGTCCAAAACATCCCGGCCACGAAGACCCGTGACTACTACGTGCTGGTGGTGGATGATCCTGCAGTCATCTTCCAAATTCAGGACGATGGCATCACCACGGCGAACCTTGTAGCGGCAAGCGTTGGCCTCAACGCCTCGTTCACGGTCACGAACCCCACGGCACCACAGCAAAACTCTGCCACGGTCCTCTTGTCCTCGTCGTTCGCAGTCACGGCTGGTCTGACGGTCAAGATCTTCGGCCTCTCGCAGCTCCCCAATAACTCTTTTGGTGCATATGCCACCTGGGACGTCATGATTAATCAACATGAATTCCAGGGCAATACGGCTGGCATCTAAGCCATCACCATTTAATATTCAAGGAGAGATGCTATGCCTGGCATTATCAATACTGGTTCCTATCCCAAGGGGCTGTGGGAAGGTGTCAAATCGTGGTGGGATTCGGCAGCCGCCAGTGCCCCGCAATACGCCCCGCTCATGTTCTCGAAGGTCGAATCCTCGAAGAACTACGAAGAATACGTGCAAAGCGTTGGCCTCGGCCTGGCTGTGTTCAAGCCTGAAGGTCAACCCATCACGTATGATTCGATGCAACAGGGCTTCGTGACCCGTGGTACGAACGTGGCATACGGCCTCGGCGTCATCACCACGCACGAAGAACTCAAAGACAATCTATACGTCAAACTGACGAAGAATCGTGTTGAAAAGCTCCGCCGCGCGTTTGCCGAGACGAAGAACATCAACGCGACGAACATCCTCAATCGTGCCTTCAATTCGTCCTACACGGGCGGTGATGGCGTGAGCCTCCTGAACACCGCGCACCCGAACTTCACGGCGGGCACGTGGCAGAACAAGCTCACCATCGACGCACAACTTTCGCAGGCTGCTGTCGAAGACATGCTCATTCTGATGATGCAGGCCACTGATGACCGTGGCTACATTGAGCCGTTGGCTGGTGACAAGCTGATTGTCCACCCGAACAACAAGTTCAATGCCGATCGCATCCTGAAGACGCCGAAGCAAGTCGGTACGAACAACAACGATATCAACCCCATCAACACGGAAGGTTTGCTGATGGGCGGTGTCGTGTCGAATCCTTACCTGACTGCCGCCGATCCGTGGTTCATCACCACGGGCTGCCAAGATGGCATGATCTGGCAAGAGCGGGAAGAGCTGGAAATCTGGGAAGACAACGACGCCGACACCCGCAACTACAAGGTCGGCGCTTACGAACGTTACGTGTTCCTGTGGGGCAACCCGCGCGGCCTCTACGGTTCGAACGCCGCGTAAACGAAGCTGAACTTCCCAGCGCGGGATTTGTTTGTAGGAATTAATAATTATTACTTCCTATGAATAAATCCCGCTTTTCACTGAATTGACGGAGATTTACTATGGCAACGGCAGGCAGCACCAACCGTAACTCCCAAACCACGCGCATGCCCCTCGGCGTCACGAACGCTGCGCAGTGGCAAACCATGAGCAATGCAGGGCTTTTGGATCCGACATGGGCACACACCTACGCCAATGACTTTGACCAGTATGTGTCAGGTGATTGGACCCTTTCGGGTACGGGCACCCCGGCAGCAGCACTGGCAGCAGGAGATGGTGGCATTCTCAACCTCTCCACGACTGCTGGCGCATCGGATTCAGCATTCCTCATCAAGAATCCTACGGCATTCAAGGTCAGCACCGCTAACAAGCAAACGTTCTTCAAGTTTGCAGGCACCGTGTCCCGCACTGACGGGGCCTTTTATTGTGGTCTCACGTCCACGGCAGTGGCCGAGGCCAGCATCGTCAACGGCATCGTGCTGTACAAGGCAGCGGCGGGCACCACGTTTGTGCTCGATGTGATTGCGGCCTCCACTCACACCAGCGTGGCATTGCCTGCCTCATGCGTTATCGCCGCCTCCACCTACATTGAGTTGGGCATTGCTGTTGACGCCCTCGGTAATGTTGCGGCCTTCTGGAACCCGACCACTGGCAACAACCAGATCAATGGTGGTGTTGTTGGCTCGACCGCTCCGCGTGGTGCCGTGGCCCTCCTGCAAGTCCCCACGCTGCCCACGGTCACATTGTCTCCGATTGTCAGCTACACCAACGGTTCGGCAAATGCCGTCACGGTCGGCGTGGACTACCTCGTTGCCTCGACCGAACGCTAAGGAGTTGTCATGGCTAACGTTCTGACAACGCAAACGATTGTCGACGGGCCGCGCAATCTTGTGGTGAAGGTCACTGGTACGCTGGACACCTCTGACCTTGCATTGACAACGATTGTCACCCCGTCGTCAACGTTTCGAGCCCCGCCTTTGGTGCAGTTGATGCACATCGACTACTCGATGACGGACCAGTTGGAGATTCAGCTTCAGTGGAAGGGCACGCCCAACACCCCGCTGATGCCTCTGGCTGGCCGCGGCCGCATGAGCTTCGTGGACTTTGGCGGATTGCCTGACAACGCCACCAGCCCTACTGGTGACATTCAAATGCTGACTACCGGTTGGGCCTCGGGTATCCAGGTTTTCACTCTTGTGTTGGAGATGGTCAAGATTGGCCTGACAAATGCAGGAGTACGATAATCATGGGTACGCGGGTAACGGCAGTTGGACGCGCTACCGGCATTACAAACGTTCGCACAGACCTATGGAATGTGGGCGGGACTTATATTTTTCCTCCTGCCCCTACCCAAATGTCTGTCGTATCGACAAGCGCGAATGATTCTGCTGCTGGTACTGGCGTCAGGATGATTATTATTCTGTATCTTGATGATCAGTACAATCAGCAGTTAACGCAGGTCACTCTAAATGGTACGACTCCTGTACTGACAACGCCCACCAATATCCTGAGAATCAACAAGGTGTTCTCAGCTTCTGTAGGTAGCGGGGGGTCGGCGGCTGGTAACATCACCGTAACCAATGGGGGAAACACCTACGCTAGGATCGATGCCACATACACAGCATCCAGACAAGCCATAGGCACTGTGCCCGCCAATATGTTTGGGTATATCACTGGTTGTGTGTTCAGCGGATGCTCTACAACGGTGGGGGAATTCATCGAATTCGATTTGCGAGTTTCCGCTCTTGCTAACACCCTACTCCCAGGCATTTTTGTGACCGTGGCTACATACGGCATAAGCAACGGAGCACTGGAGCAAACATTCGACCCCCCACAACTAGTCCCTGCAACAGCTGATGTGAAAATAACCTGCGCCAGAACAACTGGATCAGGCATGGTGACGGCTGCGGGGAGCTATAGTGGGTTCCTCACAGGGACACTTATCACTTAATAGGATGCCATCATGCACAAAAAGATTGCCACCCCAACGGCCAAAAGACAGCCAAAGCCAGCGTCCTCAAAGCTCACGGTCAAGGCCGGAGCCAAAAAGATGGCTGAGTTGATGACCCGCAAAGTCTCCCACACGCAGTCCATGCGAGAGCAAAAGCAGAAGAAAGCAAAGTATCGGTAACCGGAGAGTCTTGCCATGCCTACCTACAGCGGCACTTACACATTTGGAATGACAGCGCTGCAGATAGTGCAGGCGGCGCTGAGGCTGACGGGAGCCTTTGACGAGTATGAAACGGTGCCCACCACGGATCAAAACAATGTCTTGCAGGCATTGGAAATCTTGGTGAAGGAGATGGCACAGGATGGCTTGCCCTTGTGGTGCGTGAAGGATGTTTCATTCCCTACGGTGATAGGGCAAGCCACCTACAATCTGTCGACCATCACGGGCACGACACTCCCGCTGCGGATTCTTGACCAGTACATTGTGGATCAAGCCGGGAATAGCGTCACCCTCATTATGACGTCGCGATATGATTGGGACACGCTTGGGCAGAAGTTTCAGCCTGGCATCCCCAATCAAGTCTGGTACGATCCGCAGTTGAATTCGGGCACCCTCACCCTGTACGATGTGCCGATTGACGCCACGCACACTATCCACGTTG